CCTAAAACGAATACAAAAATCCGTAATGGATGAATTTTTAAAAAGATAATAAAATCCCCGAAAGGGGATTTGTTTTTTTAAAAAGTTTTTATTATTTTTGTATAAATAAATAAAAATGATAATAGGAGTTCTAGGAAAAAAACGTTCAGGTAAAGACACAACAGGTGATTACCTCGTTTCAGGCAAAAATTTTGTGAAATATAGTTTCGCTAACCCGATTAAACGTGGTGCTATGGAATTATTTGGTTTTACGGAAGATCAGGTTTTTGGTGACGCAAAAGATGATATCGACCCAACATGGGGGATAACCCCAAGATTGGTACTACAGATAATGGGTACCGAAGTTTTCCAATACGACATGCCAAAATACATACCAGAATTACAAGTGTTTGGTAGAGGTTTTTGGGTTAAGCGTTTTGAACAATGGTATAACCAAAACAAAGATCTGGATGTTGTTATTTGCGATGTTAGGTTTCAACACGAAGTTGATGCGATATTAAAGATGGGTGGTACGATATTGTCAGTGCAAAGACCAAATCTAAGTACTGGTGATGAACATGCATCTGAAAAAGAAATGGATTCTATTGTTGGTATCACAACCGAAATAATAAACGATCGTACTTTACATGATCTGTACGATAAGATAGATAATTTGGTAAATGATTTACGAAAACCCCTTAGCTGAGATATTATCAGTACATAAATTTAAAGTTGATAGGGCGACAGCTGAAATGTTATGTTACACCTTTAATAAGGAAATAAAGTGTGATAGAAAAATTAATATTGAGTTGTTTAGAAGGTTTGCTAAATACAAACCTTTATACGTTTTTAGTTACGGTGGTGTAATAAATTATGAAATAAAAGACCAGCCCATACAATTACAGGGTGTTGAAATTCTTGTGCCAGAAGGCGATGAAGAAAATTTTATGGAAGACAACTCAAATTTTATATTTTACGGTGGGTCAAATTCAGGTCTTCAATGGTTAGACCAAGAAGATGGTTATGAAGGTGTTTACGGAGCCTGTAGAATTAACTTTTAGTTATCTTTAATCTAAGATTACCAGTACCTTTTATAACCCTATGCCAGTCATGTCTTGCTATTTTTAGTGAGACATTTTCTTTTAGTGGTATCGGTAATTGGTCATCGTATTGAAAAAACCAATCGGTTTCATTCAAAACCTCAATAACCCTATCCTCATTATCCCTATGCCATTTAAGTTCAATGGGGTCAATATCCTCACCAAACTCTCTTATAACACAATTATCGCATATCGCAATATCCGAATATGGTTTACCAGTATCCACCAAATTTAGATTTTAAACCAAGTAAACTAGCGTATCTAGGTAATCTACATGACCAGTAAGATGCTTTAGTTCTATCTTTTTTATTAGCACAATCATGTCTAGCTGCAAACGCTTTACGTGCTGCTGGGTTGTTTAGTTTAACCGATAAACCAGTTGTATCCCCAAAAGAAACTTTCTTAACACCACCACCTGGTTTTCTAACATAAACATAGAATTTTTTAGAACCACCTCTTTTAGGTTTTCCGAGCTCTACGTCCTTACCTTGGTACTTTGCCTCAGCTAGTAGCTCTTCTTCCGTCATATCGACTGTAAATGGCAAATCTAAAGCTACCATAGCACCTTCATACAGATCAAATTTACCTAAATCAGTATTTTCAAACAATTTTACGCTTAATTCAGAAATTTTTAAAGCACCACTCTCCCATAACTCTCTAGTTTCTTTAATGATCATAGCGTGTTTTGGACTACCTGGTCTATATACGTTTTCTAATAAAGAAATATTGTTATTCAAATGATATTGAAGTGCCTCAGAAATTTGGGATCTTGTTAACCACTTATCAATATTCTCCGTTAACCTCTTTTCAATTTTTAATTCAAAACATTCTTCACAAATAACATTTGATTCAGATAACATCGGGGTAAATTCATTGTTTTCATACATATCCTGAATAACTTCAAACACAAAAGATAAATCTTTATACCCTGGATTAACCGATACCTGATAACAATCATCAGATTTTTCCATCATAGGTTTGCCGAAATCCTCTAGTTTTTTTGATATATAGAAACTAGGGTTATCACATTCTTCGTGTATACTAAATAATTCATCAATAACCTCAAGTGTTAATCCCTCGTTAGAAGAGTCAACCGCTTTATCCCAACCCTTTTTATTTGGATAATCCTCATCACCTGGCTTAGCTGGTTTATAGTTTTTACCCAATCTTTTTTTCTTTTTTCTAATATTATCCCACAAACCATTTTCCTGTAGGGTTTCTGTTATATCCTTTTTAGTAACAATCATATTATTTGTTTAGTAATAAATATCATTAAACCTAGTGAAAATTTTGTATTTAGTAAACTAATTTTATATATTTGCAATATGAAGTACATGAAAGAGCATCAATATGTTTTGATAGATTCGGAGAACAACGAACTAGTACTGGTTGGGATTGATTTACTGTTAACTCGTTTAAAGATCGATTCACCCGAATATTTTGTCGGGCCAGAAACTAAAAACCCCAACAGTATTCAGAGAATTAAAAACGCTGTGAGTTTTATTAAAAGAAATGAGTATAGACAAGATTATTTTGAACCAGCACTTTTAAATGTTGAGTCAGGTAAGATTGGTGTGTTGGATGGGAGACATAGGATAGTTGCCGCAAAAAAAATGGGGTACACTCATTTATATATTGAGGTACCCCGAGATTTAAAAAAATTATTTATTGGATTAACTCAACCCCAATAGTTTAACAGCATCAGCCTTTAATTTATCATCCAAAATTTGTTCGATTGCTTGTTGTGTGACTAAAAGAAATTTATGTTCACCATCTTCCCATTTATTCGGATCATTAGTAACACTAATTTCTCTATTCATTTTCGCCATATCATTTAAGTAACTAGCCAAGGCATCTAAAAGATCATCATCAGAGATAGTATCTCTCCAACCGTCAGCATTTACTGAATATCTACCATCTTCATCAGCTTCTTCTTCCTGTGGGATGTTTAGATAATCAGATAATTCACTATATATGTCTTCATCATCCTGATAATTATCCCACATATCAGTGTTTGTGTATAGGATTTGGTTATTAGTTTTATCCTTTAAAAGGAATTCACCCCTACCATAGGCAGCGCCAACATAATTACCACTAACAGTTTCACCAATTTTCATACCCTCTTCATAATCTTGATTCCATGGTGCGCTAGGGGTATCTGAACCCATCGGGTAATTATAATTATCCATTTCGTCAATAGCTTTATTACCGAGCTCGTTAAATATTCTTTTTAACTGGTCTTCAGTTATTTTGTATTTAGTTTTCTTTTTTTCACCTTCGCCACTAAGTTGTAAACCAGGTGCTGGTTTATCAGCGACATTAACATCTTTCTTTTTACCTAAGATAGTTGCCACTTGATTCTCAGTCATTTTATAAATTTTCTTACCCATAATATTCTTTTATATAAATAAATATAAGATTATTGTGTTAAATTCTTAAAATCATAAATATTATTTGGTATCGATTTTAAATGTTCAAAACCATAGAAAGCGCTCATTGTCGATTGTTCTCTTATGACATAATTTTCGATTAGAGATTTTGAATGGAAACTATTGATAACATAATTGGTCCCAAAACCACATAAGATAAAATCTTTATCATTTAACTTACACACAAATATCGCTTTTTTATGTATTGGGTGATAAAAAATTGGAAACTCATTGTAATTAAAAACTATGACATCAAACCACTTACCGACTAATTCCCTAAATTGATCAATCGGATCTGTATTAATTCTCTTATAATCCATAATCGGATAACCGATTCTATTTGATATCGCAGTTATGACACAAACATTTAGGAACATATCCTTGTATTTTTGATTATTTTGAGTTAGTTTTGTTGTATTCTGTTCCTTTTTAACAACAGCCCTAATATAAGATACACAATTATGTATATCTTTCTCATTTAAACGAATAACAGCAAATTTTTTTCTATGCTTATCAAAAGCATCTTTAAATGTTAAAATTCCCATATGTAACAAAAGTAGATAAAAATTTGGTTCTAACCAAATAATTTATTAGTTTTGTGCTATGAAAAAAAGTTATACAAAAGAACAACTTAATTTTATTGAGTTCGATGGGCCAGAATCCATA